TCAATGAACGGTATCGAGCAGCTTTAACAGCTCAGGGAATCGGGATTCGAAGAAATGCGGCTGCGTCTCGCGCGGATTTGCGGGACTGGTGATGTTCTTGCCGAACATGCAACCTTTCGCTGTCAGCGACCAGAATTTTTTGATGTTGTTAATCGCGGTACGGCTGTATCGTTCGCGTTGTTCAACGATCCCCAGCTTCGCCATCTGGTGATATGCCTGATTAGCCGTCAGGCGGATACCATACTGCTTCAGCAGTGCACTCAGCGACAGCGTAGGGCGGCTTGAACCATCTGGCGCATCAGCAGGTGCATCAATGGCATAGATCGGCATAAGTTCAGGAAGACCAGCTACCTTTGATAATTTCTGGTATGCACCAAGTTTCGAGGAGTTTGACAGATTTAGAGTCTTTGCTGCTGATTCAAGCAGAATGACCCCGGATTTAATTTTGTCGGATGTGGTTTCTTCTGGTGATGAATTATGAAGCGCATCAAAAGTACGTATCACTTTTAAGCTGAATGCCGGGCTGATCCACATTGCATATGCATAGACCAGCTCTTTACAGACATACGTCCCACCATTGCGCCCCTGAATGGTGATGACAGGAATACTACGGGAATCTCCCGTAGTTTCTTCTTCCAATAATTCCACAAGAGCCTTCGTTTCAGGACGACGCATAAACTCGTGAACTTCCAGCGAACGGGAGGAGCGATTCTCACCAGCGGCAAGAAGAGCAGCTTTCTGAAGGTCGTTAAGACAGTAGTTAGATTCGAAGTACTGGCGCACAGAAACGCCATCAATTACAAGCAACTGATTCATTGGTTTCTCCACAAATTTTTATCCACGAGCGGGACTGCACTCCCTTTTCGTTGATGCAGGATGAACTTACTGCGATTTTTAATAGTTATCAAGGATACACTGTTCATAAATACAGTATCTTTAACGAGGTAATACCCAAATTTAGGGTGTTGCTCAATTCCGTTACCGAGTTGCTAATTTGCAACTCGCTTTTTCGTACTTACTGATAGTGATCTCGACCTTCCCCTCCGGGATAACCGGTCCCCACTCCACCAGCATTCTTTTCACCTGTCTGTCGTCTTCCCACACACCCGCGTGGGTCAGGGCGTCAAACAGCGCCTTGTTATAGTTGTCCAGATCGCGGATCCGGTTATCCGGAGGAAACAACACGATCTCCACTGAAGCAGGTGCCGACGTTGGTTTCGGCAGACGACGTAACTGCTCAACTATTGCTGCACACGCCGCGCTCTGGAATTTTCGCCCCGCCGCGCTTATCAGGCTCTTACCAGCAAACGCCCCTTTGTTGGGGTGTCGCCAGTACGTGTTCACGCTGGGCGGAAAAGGCAGTATTAGCTTCATACTTTCAGGCCCCTCTCATGTAACCAGTGGGCTGCACGCAGCCTGGCGTTTGCCTCACCGGCAAGCAGGGCGCGGATAATCCCGACCGCCTCGCTGTCGTCGTCCTTCACCGCGGTATGAAGAGTGATACCCCGGGCCACGCCACGCTTTATCGTGATGACACCTTTTTTCTCCAGTGCGCGAAGATGCTCCACCGCTGCATTCACCGAACGGTATCCCAGCATGGTTGCCACCTCCTGATTGGTTGGCGGGAAGCCACGTTCTTTCTGATAAGAAATCAGCATATCCAGCACCTGCTGCTGGCATTGAGTTAACGTCGTCATGCCGCCATCTCCCTGACCAGTTTTTCCGCCTGCTGGCGAACCTGCGCCAGAAACGCCTCACCACATGCCTCAAGTTCATCGCGCCCGATGTAGCTGATTGCCGCTCCCTTCCAGGTCTTGTCGAAAACAGCAATAGCACCAGCGAAGAAAGCACCTGTTGGCACCTGCTTTTCGTCTTTCGGGATAAACCAGGCTGGCAGTTCAAAACCAATACGCCCGCGAATAAAAGCAATATGATCTGCATCTTCCGGCCACCACACTTCGCTGGTGGCCGCTTTGATCAGGAAAACATAGCGCCCGCCCTTATCACGCATGGCACTGGCATGTTTCATGATGTAACGCATGCCGGTGATGTATTGCCCCTCATGCTGACTGGCGCGGCTGTATGGGGGATTACCAAAGGCAGCACCTTTAAGCTCCGCAAGACGTTCTGACCAGTCATGCGCCAGCGCGTTGTCTTCCGCCGTGTAATACGCGGCACATTTGGCGTTATCACCGTCAGTGAACAGATCCAGAACAAACGGACCAAACAAGGTGTTAATTCCCCAGAAAATGTTGTCCGGCGTGCGCCACTGATCGCCCACTTCCTTCAGTTCATGGGCTGGTTTGTTCCGCAGTTCTACCAGCGCCTGGCAATATTTATTACTCATTAAGCCCCCACGTAAAAAGCATCCGCAATGTCTCCGGAAGTACACCCCGGATGGGCTTCAATGAATTTCTGAACTTCATTCAAAAGACTCATGATCACCCCCTGAATCCTTCCGGGATCTGGCTGTAGTCCACGTTGTCGTAACTGGCTTTGAAGTACGGGTCCTCGCGTCTGGCTGCAGATACCGCAGGAACTTCCCAGGATTCTTCGAAATGACGATCCGGACCAAAGAACGTCGACGCCTGCTTCACGAACTGGGTACCGGTATTTCCAGAGACACGCACCCAGGCGGCATAGCGTTTCACACCGTCGAGCATGGTTTCGGGTGTCACACCTTCCCTGATTCGGGCTTTCCAGGCTTTAAAAGCGGCGGATTTTGAATTACCACCAGCACGTTTGGGATATTCCTGCCAGGCCTGTTCAAATTCCGGTGAATATTCCTGTCTGGCAGAACGCGCTGGTGCAGACGCGTCAGCGGATGCGCCAATAGTGTTTTTAGTCTCCGTTGTAATCTCTGTAGTAATCTCTGTAGTAATCTCTGTATTTGTATCAACATTCGGCGTATCCCCTGTTCCGTTATGACGTCGGGGGGTGTTCCGTTTTAACGTAATAGCTGTATCGCTGATTGCATTATTGCTGTTACTTTCTGGCGAAACAGAAGAAGGTGTGGTGATGGCCGCAATTGCCTGTGGGTTGATCCCGACAAACAAAATATTGCTGCATTTCACCCCATCGAGCATTTCCACCGTGCGTAAATCCAGAGTAATAAACCCTGCATCGCGCAGACGCTTCAGCGCATCTGCGGTTTCCCTTTTCCCGAAACCAAACTGCTCAGCAAACGCCTGGTAGCTTCTTTGCAGTTTGTCGCCCTGAAAACGCTTGCGATATCCCAGCAACGCTCCGGTGTGCTCATCCCTGACCTCTGTCGGGCGGTACCAGTAAACGATCTCTGAAAGCAGAGCGATAGCCGTCGCATCCGGACGCCCACTGGGTAGTCGAATATATTTCCACCAGGTCGCAGGTGTAACATTGCCGGAAATATTAATTTGACCAATAGCCATAACTTCCGGTGTGGGGGCGTAACGGCTCATACAACCTCCTTCCGCGGCATGAGAATTGTGTAGCCACGCGCAGGTTGTAGTCTGGCTTTTGCATCAATAGTAAGCGTTGCAATTTTTCGGATATGAAGATAACCAGCTCTTTCCAGTGCCAGGGTTTCCCTGAATATCGCTTGCTTAGAACAACAGCAGAAATCAGCAAGCACCCGATGATCAATAACTCTCTCGCCTTCACCGTCTGAAGAACCCGACATCAAAACACGCAACATAATCAGGCGCTGAATCGGGTTATCGAAAGCACATCCGCACACAAACTGAAAACAGTTCACGCCACACCTCCCAGACGCTTAAACATTTTTCCGGAGCAAAAGGCTATAAGCGGCATACTGACGCGGTAATTACGGCCCAGCGGTTCACAAACCACCTTCTGACATTCACGGTCAACCAGGCTAACACGTAGAACATGCCCAGCAGGCGTGGTGTACCACTGACCCGGACGAGGACAACGGAAAGTATGATTGGTAAACCGTTTGAAAATATTCCGGATCATTTGCGCCCCCTTACCTCTGAAGGGTTCAGCGACAAATTTATGAGACTGGCCAGCGCCGAAGCATCATTAATATAGTCATATAAGCTAACAGCCAGCGGAGATTCGGCTTTTGCCAACATAGGATAAAGCTGCTGCAGCCAGACCTGATGAATTGATGAAATGTAGGAACAGAGAACGCTGGCGTTATGTGCAACGTCGCTCGGTACAGCGGGCTTTGAAAGCTGTTTCTCCATCTGGTTAAAGGCATTTATGTATGCCTCTTTGAACCGGGCAGCACGTTTACCCGTGAAACCCATAGCAAGAAACGCAAAACCGTCTCGTGTGATTTGATAGCAAGGGAGCTTGCGTGTACCACCGTTCGGTTGATTTACCGAAATCGATGTCTCCGCAAAATTGCGGGCACAAAACTCTGGGGAACAATCCAGAGTGCGGATCTTTTTCAGCACATCGTCGTGACGCTTGGAGAAGAAGTTGGCAACAGCCAAAGAAGTGGTAACGGCCTGGCCGTTGTCAATGGTGATTTCAGGTTGAGTGAGGGCTGGGATCGTAGCCATGATGGCAGCCTCCGTTGACAGTGAAAAACTTCCACCACCGGAAACGCCAATTTCACTGGTGGTGAACTGGACGGGGTTGGCGTAACCGGCGTCAACGGAGACCGGCGCACCTTTCGGTGCCCCCGCCCAGCCCACCATAATCTGGATGTGAGCAAATGCGGACGATAAAAAAGACGCTGGCGCGTCATACATCGCCGTTGACAATTTCAGGACGCCAATCCCGGCACCCGCTTTATAAGGTGCCTGAGCAGTGTAACGTCCCGGAATTGCAGAATCAATATGCTGGTGGTCCTTCACACTCAACAAAATCACGCCTGAATTTCCACAAAGGACTAAAGCACTCATGCGGGTAGTCTTTGCGAAGATAGATAACGCGCTGTGTTTCTGGCTCCCAACGAATAACATGGACATAAAGCCCTCTTCCGTCACGAAACCAGCGGTTAAGTTCCTGCACAACTCGCCCCCCACAGTCAGGTAAAGTTCTCTGTGGTTACTTACAGCCAGGTGATTTGGTAATCTGCATTCATGCCGTAACAACAGGTGTTCAGCGACGCTGACCACCAGCTGTTGCGACAAACGGTTATTTGCCGTTAAACTATTCATGCGTTAGTTTCTCCACAACCAGAAGCAATCGACGCCACGACGCCCGGAGCTGCACACTCGCGGGCGTTACTCTTTTCCGGCGCACAAAAAACACGAAATAACAGTGTTAAATGCTCCTGCCACTTCGCCATTACTTGGTAGCTGTTCTCTTCGATTTGCTCACGCTCAGCCTGGTCAATAACTCCATCAGCAGTTGCCTTGCGTAAGTACTGGGAATGCTTGCCAATCCATTCTATTGACTCCATCAGCCGCTGATTAATGTCACCATTGTCAATGTCATCAATGACCACCAGCGGCACAAACACCCCATTACTACGACGGGCTATTGCATCTGTTACATGCCTGGTACCACTGGCATCCTGTAAAACCATGGCCCACTCAAGTGGAAAAATTTGATCCCCACCGCTACGCAGTCTGTTATGCAATTGATCTTTTGCTGGGGTGATATCATCAGATTTATACAAACCAAGAATTTCTGCTGCTTCCTCATAGCCATGAGGTAAATCAGCAATCGTTCTTCGTATTGCTGCCACCAGCCATGCTGGTTGTTTATCAACTTTCCATTCAGGTTCTTTACCCACGGTTAATTCCTCATTTCTGTGGTGTTTTTATGCCGCAGCACTGTTAGTCTTTTGATATAAAGACACGTCAACTTTCAGTTTCCCGTTAGTAATTTTTTCTAACTGGTACGCTCGGCCTTCAGGAATAATCTCAGGCCACTCTGAAACAGACGGATGCTTAATACCTAGGGCTTCGGCGGTTTTACAAACTCCGCCGAAATAATTAATCACGTCGGATTTCCGCATTTCTGTCTCCCGTTAAATTACGTTAAGCAGAAATGTAGGACATCCAACATGCCAATGTCAAGAATCCTACATGGGCATGTGGTAGGATTGCCTACATGATGAACATGAGTGATCGTATTCGCCAAAGGCGAAAAGAACTGAACCTGACACAACAAGCACTGGCTGATTTGACTGGTGTGAACCGTGTCACGGTTACTGGATGGGAAAAGGACGACTACCAACCAAATGGAGCCAACCTTCAAGCCCTAGCCAACGCACTTAAATGCGATCCTCTGTGGCTTGTTAGCGGAAAAGGCTCGCCTGAACCAAAGATAAATCTAAAACCTGAAATATTCGCAGTTAAAAAAGTCCCCCTAATCTCGTGGGTTCAGGCGGGTTCATGGACAATGACGGAGCCTGGTGTCAGGAAAGAAGATGCTGAAGAGTGGGTTTATACTACCGCCCTTGTATCAGAAATGGCATTTGCACTACGGGTCCGTGGTGATTCAATGACCAATCCCCTCGGCTCACCATCGATACCAGAAGGTTCTATCGTTATCGTAGAGCCAGATATTATTGATACAGAGTGTATTAACGGAAAAATCGTTGTTGCCCATATCAATGGTGGGCAAGAAGCGACACTCAAAAAATTTGTTGAGGACTGGCCGAACAGGTATCTCGTCCCACTAAATCCTAACTATAAAACTATTGAATGCGGTGAGAACTGCAGAATAGTTGGTCTTGTCAAACAAGTAATAATGGATTTTTGACACATCTTCCTCACTATCGCAAAACCGGGGTATCCCCGGTTTTTTTATGAGCCTATCTTTTTATGTAGGATAACCAACACAAACTCTTGACACTCGCATGTTGGATATCCCACATTTGTTTTTAGAGTTGTGGTGAATGCGCAGGCTGATGCGCGAAAGACATTGCAGCTATTGCGGAAAAGAGCTGTTCGGCGGGGCAATTAAACGCCCGTGAGAGTCTGAAATAACCGCAAGCCGGAGATCAGCATCGGTCACCACAGCAGCCACTGCTTTGGCGGTACCAGTTTGTACACTTGCTTCCGGCTGGTACCGCTCTTTTTACAAAACAGAGAAGAGCATCACCGGACGACGGGCTCATAACCCAATCCACCCGGGCGGCTGCCACCGCAGGTGTTCTTCTCTGTTTTGTGGAGAAACTAATATCTTGTGCAGAGGAAAATAGAATGAAATTACCAAAATTTCGTAACGCAATTGTGTACCGAGCAACATTACCTAGTATACAGGCTATTGAAGGTCATCTTCTCGAACTCCCTTATTCTGAAATCGGGGAAACAGAATTTTCACGGTCCTCTTTTGTAGAGAATCCTGTCACTGGTGAACTGGTAACTCCGATATCTGGTGGGTACGCAATGGTAATCCGTCATGATCAGAAAATAATTCCCCGACATGTCGTCATGAAAGAAGCTAATTCTCGAATCCAAACAATCGAAAATATGTCCGGGAATAAATTAAAGCGTGCCGAACGACTGGCCATTATTGATAACGTACGAGTAGATCTATGCAAACAGGCATTTGTTAAGTCTACGCTGATTCTTGCATTGTACAGCACTGATGAGAAATTATTGGTAATCAACACAACCAATAAAATAATAGCTGGTATGGTATGCGCAATGCTGATTAAGGTTGTCGGTTCAGTGAAAACAGAAACAATCAACATCAGTGATATCAAGAATGGACTGACTACACGCCTGAATAACTACATCAATGGTGCAGCCAATGCATTTGAAGGATTCACTGTCGGAAATTATATTCAGCTATCACGCTACGCAGATCAAAAGGAAATTATTCGCTACTCAGCTGAGCATGAGTCAATTCAAAGCGAACTGGCCGATAGTCTTAGTAGTAGTTTCACTGCTGATAAAATGGAGTTATCCGGTTGCGGTGTGACCTTCATTCTTACCGAAAATTTCCATTTTTCGCGCATCAATACTCAATCTCAGACATTTAATGATGAAGATGATAAAGCATTCCAGTGGCGTCATCAGACTGGCGCTGACCTTTTCCAATTCAGCAAGGTAGTTAATTTGATGTGTGACCTTCTTTCTTACAAAGAAGATAAAAGCCAAAATCCAACAACTTAAAAAAATTGCAGCAATCATCCCATGTCAAATGGGCTGGATTGCTGCAATCAAAATTCAGAGCGGTGCAGCGCATATAACGTGGAGAACAAAATGTCATTTATTAAAACTTTTTCCGGGAAGCATTTTTATTATGACAAGATAAATAAAGACGACATCGTGATTAACGATATCGCGGTTTCCCTTTCAAATATCTGCCGCTTTGCCGGTCATCTTTCTCACTTCTACAGTGTCGCCCAACATGCGGTGCTTTGCAGCCAGCTGGTGCCGCAGGAATTTGCTTTTGAAGCGTTAATGCATGATGCAACAGAAGCGTATTGCCAGGATATTCCCGCTCCACTGAAACGCCTTCTTCCTGACTATAAACGGATGGAAGAAAAAATAGACGCCGTAATCCGTGAGAAATACGGGTTACCCCCGGTTATGAGCACGCCTGTGAAATATGCCGATCTCATCATGCTGGCAACCGAACGCCGCGATCTCGGGCTTGATGATGGCTCTTTCTGGCCAGTACTGGAAGGTATCCCGGCAACAGAAATGTTCAAAGTTATTCCACTGGCTCCGAGCCATGCCTACGGGATGTTTATGGAGCGCTTTAACGAATTATCGGAGTTACGCACATGCGCATGAATGTTTTCGAAATGGAAGGGTTTCTTCGCGGGAAATGTGTACCACGAGATCTGAAAGTGAATGAAACAAATGCTGAATATCTGGTGCGTAAATTTGCTGAAGCGGAGGCCAAGATTTTGGCTCTGTCCGAAGACCAACAGAAAGCGATTGAGTCAATTAAGCAGGCTGATGCAGCTGTTAAGTTGGCACACGAGAAGTTTTCGGCGCTGGCGGCGGAGAATGCGGGGCTGAAACACGCAATGGCCGTAACTCTTGAGCATGTGTCGGTCACGGATGCAGGGCAGGCTGGTGTTGCTGCAATGATTATCAACGATGCCCTACACCACAGCGAAACTCCAGCCACCGATGCTTTCCTGGCTGAAATTCGTGCGGAAGCACGCAACGAGGGGATTAACTATACCGCAAGCCGTCTTGCTGCTGCTTTCAATCACGGATTTATCAATAAGTCTTTACGTGAAGTTTTCGACGTTACACGCATGATTCTGTCAGCGAAAGAAGAGTTGGCTAATGAACCACACCCGATTGATGGCCTGTCCGGTGAATATGCGGAGAAATCCCTAGAAGAATGGGCGGAACAGATTCGCAAAGGAGGCAACCAGTGAGCGGAAAAAGAATGACTAACAGAGAGCTTGTTGATGCCGCGATTAAGCTTGCTGGTGATTTTTATTCAATGATGGGGTACGCGCATCGCCCTGGATTCAAATATTGGGAATCACCGCATCCGCAAGAGCAACTGGTATTTCAAATGGCCTGCCGTGCTTTTGAGGTTATTCGCGGTTCTGATGTGATGGACGCCGTTGCCGACTTGGAGGATGAAGAGTGACCCAAATTAACTATCAGGCACTGCGTGAAAAGGCAGAGAAAGCAACTAAAGGAAGCTACATCGTAGGGCATACATCTGTTAACCAGCACGGCAATTTAACAGGAGTTTTTGTTTGCCAAAAATGGAAAGGAGAACCCGGTGGCGTGATTGCGGAATGTCATGTTAACTGCCTGATTGAATCAGATGCTCAGGCTTATGCAAACGCTGAATTCATAGCAGAGGCTAACCCGGCTACCGTGCTGGCACTGCTGGATGAACAGGAAAGAAACCTGCAATACATCAAAAGCCGCGATCAGGAGAACGAGGATATTGCGCTAACGGTAGGGAAGCTGCGCGTTGAGCTTGAAGCAGAAAAACAGCGGGCAAAAGTTCTATTTATGGAAAATGCTCGGCTTAAGTCAGGCATAGCCGGTCTGATACACCTCGGTATTCGATATGCAGATGTTGAGGTCATGAAAATTGCTGGAGATGCCCAGCTTTCTACCCCATGCACTGACAGCATCATAAACAGCATTGCAACAGGCATTCGCATCAAAGGAGAGTGATATGGCGTTAACACACCACGAACTCTGTCAGATTGCGTACAAGTTCCTTAAGCGCAACGGGTTCAAGGTTTGCTTTCATGACCGCTTTGTTGCTGTAACCAGTACCGGAGAACAGCCAGATGCTATGGGATTCAGAAATTCAGCATCATGCCTGATAGAGGCGAAGTGTTCTCGTGCTGACTTGTTGGCAGATAGAAAAAAGCGTTTCCGTAAAAATCCCTCACTTGGCATGGGCGACTGGCGATTCTTTATTAGTGAGCCGGAAATTATTTCAGTTGAGGATTTACCTCCCGGCTGGGGATTACTTCACGTTGTTAACGGAAGAGTACGGAAAGTACATGGATGGCCCAGGGGTAATTGCTGTTGGGGTAATCCTGACGATAAGCCATTTACTGGGAATAAGCAGGTTGAATGCGATTACATGTTATCTGCATTAAGGCGCATGGAGTTGAGAGGGCACCTTAATGAAATATATGACGGTGTGATTGTTAATAAGAAAGAAGGAAACGCGGCATGATCACTATTACCAAAGGGCGACTGCTGACAATCCAGCAGTGGCGCGAAACATACGGACCTGGCAGCAACGTTGTACTGCCAGCAGAAGAAGCGGAAGAACTGGCACGAATTGCACTGGTATCGCTGGAAGCAGAGCCTGTAAGCCAAACTTACAACTTGCCAGAATTAATCGAAGGCATGGAAGTTTCCATTGATGTAAGCACTTGTGATGTTGATTTAGGTAATCGCTATTTCGGTACCGTCACCGAGGCGTTAGAACTTGATACAGCCAAAAATGGTTACATCCTCCTAGTTCAGGACGCAGAGCCAAACTTCGATGTAAATGGCAACTCTCCGGGAACTCCGGATAGTTGGATAAGCTGTAGTGATCGAATGCCTGAAAAGGGCCAGAACGTGCTTATTTCGGTGAATTTCGATAGCTCTCAGGTTGAACCGCTAATATGCTCCGCACGCTATACCGGAAGCACCTTTCGGCGCGGAGATGCAACGATTAAGCCGGGTAATGGTATTGAGCAAGCAACTCACTGGATGCCGCTACCGGAACCGCCGCTGGAGGTGAAGTGATGAACAACTTAATGATCGACCTTGAGACGATGGGGAAAAATAAGGATGCACCGATCGTTTCCATTGGCGCGGTGTTCTTCACTCCAGAAATCGGAGACATCGGACAAGAATTCTATACGGTTGTTAGCCTGGAAAGTGCTATGGAGCAAGGAGCTACACCTGACGGCGATACCATCCTGTGGTGGTTGAAACAAAGCCCTGAAGCACGAGCTGCAATCTGTATTGATGATACTTTGTCGATCAGCGATGCTCTCTCAGAACTAAATCATTTCATTAACCGGCACGCAGACAATACGAAATATTTAAAAGTCTGGGGTAACGGAGCCACCTTCGACAACGTAATTTTACGTGGAGCTTATGAGCGAGCAGGACAAATCTGCCCGTGGGCATACTGGAATGACCACGATGTACGCACGATCGTTACGCTTGGGCGTTCCATCGGATTCGCCCCCAAAATGGACATGCCTTTCGATGGCGAACGGCACAACGCCCTGGCTGATGCCCGTCATCAGGCAAAATATGTTTCCGCTATCTGGCAGAAATTAATTCCTGCCACCAGCACAGAATTATGATTTTCCCGGGTGCAGCCGGTTTTGATGGAGAAAATTATGAACACCTTGTTTTTACTGATGGCTGAATTCAATACCCCAAACATTGAACTCTCAGCAGTTAGCCAAAAGTACTTTGGTATGAGTCCAGCCACGGCAGAAGCAAAAGCAAACGCTTGTAAGTTGCCCGTTCCAACATATCGCATCGGCACATCACAAAAAGCAAAACGTTGCATCAATATTCAGGATCTTGCGGAATACATAGACAAAAGGCGAGAAGAAGGACGTATCGAGTGGGAACAGGTCAGAACAGTCAAACAGAAGGGCAAAGAAAATCACTAAAGAAAAAACCCGCCTGAAGGCGGGTTTTCAAAAAGCACCAGCTATGATCATGCTGCTTTGAGACGACGAAGCTTACCCTGCTGCTCTTTACCAGAGACAGTAGCGTGAGTGAACGCATTAGGAGCAGCCTTCATCAGAACTTCAACAGCAGCACCCATACCTACGAATGCTTTCATTGTGTCGAACTTAACCTGTGGCTTGGTTGCTTTTTGATCTTCCATAGAAAACTCCAGAAGTTATACCGAAACAATTCCTGTTGTTTACTCATCATCAATAGATGATACGCAATATTTATTTTTAAATTTAAGGTTCTTTGGCGTAACTTCATCAGAGATATCAAAACCGTCCAGAATTCTATTGAATGTAGCTTCTGGCATATCATCATGAACAGAAATCTCACCCGATCGCTGCTTTCTAACCATGTTATCCACTCGCCAAATTATAGCTTCAGCGTAAACAACATAACTTGGATGCTTGATAAAGCGATGATCACCAGAATTCAAGACGCAAGACGGATCGTGGGGGACACCATCCTTGATACTAGAAATATTAACAACTAAAACACAATAACAATCGTTAACGGGGTAATAAACAGGATCATTACAAATCACATGAAGATGATTGCATGGTCCAGTTGGGGCAAGCACAGTTCCTTTCCTGTATGGCTGATAATCCGTCAT